TCATTTGTTAAGTCAGTTCCAGTTTGTAAAGAAAGTTCTGCTGGTGTTTGCCAACTAAAGTTATCTCCTGTAGTATCAAAAGTTAGAATATCGTTATCAGCAGGGGCTTCGTCTGCATTTAGGTCTGCTTCAAGAATTTCTGCGTCTTTAATGTTATCAGAATCTACTGATTGCGATGACATGTGCGCTAAATCAATAGAGGCATTAACATAATTATCGCTATCTATTACTGTTCCATTAAAATCAGTGAAAACTGTTGTCCCATCAAGAATATTAGCAAATTGAGTTTGAGCATTGCCTGAAAGAGAATTTATATAAAGTAATTCAGCGTTAGAAACAGAAGCGTCAGAACCGTAAGTTATTCCTGCTAAATTTCCAGCTACTGTTAAATTACCTGAATTATAAAATTGAAAATTAGCTAAAGAACCATCAGTGCCTAAATTAAAACTTGTATCACCATCAGCGGTAAACTGCCACCATTCCTCCGTAGTATCCATAGTAGCCCCATTATAAAATCTTAAAATACCACCATCATCACCAGCAGAACCATAAAGATAGATTGCTCCTGTGGCAGTATCATCAGTTCCTAGTGTAATTGCTACATCAGTATTAGCACCTCTTTCGCAAACAGTATCTAAAGTATCAGCTTCAACTGCGGTAATCCCTAAAGTGCTAGTAGCTACCCATGTAGGAGCGGTTCCATTAGATTGTAAAATATAACCATTAGTCCCAACACTTAATTCAGAGATAGCACCAACGCCAGAACCATAAAGCATATCGCCTGTCGCAACTGCCCCTCCTGCAAAATTATTACCATCTATTGTCCCAGTCCAAGCTCCAGAATAATCTAAAACAAAATCTATATCTCCAGTTGCGTCTTGATAAGTAGCCGATACACCTGTTTCTGTTCCGCCTAACATTCCACCCACATAATCTTCTACTTCTTCTTCGGTTAATGTTGAGCCAGCGCTAACTGTAGAACCTCCCCTAATAGCAAAAACAACTCTATCACCTGTGTTTAAACCAGTGTTAAAAGTTATTGTATCGTTATCGGTTTCAATATAACTATCAACTAATAATTGATAAACTCCATTAACATAAACATCTAGTTGATTATCTCCTACTGTATAATTAAAGCCTGCTATATCAAAAATTGTTTGAGTATCAGTTGAAGTTGCTGTTTCATAATAAAATTCTCCTAAAGTAGTTGTGCTTTGCCACTCACTAGCTGTTGCATTCCATTTTAAGAAATATCCGTCTGCTAAAGTAGTAGTTGAAACATCACTAACATCCGATAAGAAATTAATAGTTGTTCCTCCGCCTCCACTGCCAATCCCTGCCCAGGAGCCACCACTGCTTTTATATTCCATAGTTCCGCTATTATCACGAAAACCATAACCGGAACTCCCGGACGAAGTATTAAAGTTAATATATTTGCTTGTTCCTTTGATCAAGATATTTAATCCAGAAGCATTGTTTACTTCCAAATATGAGCCCAGCTTTTGATTCCAGTTTCCAAAAGTTATATAACCTAAATTATCTTCGTTTAAGTCAATATCTCTCAAAATCCTTAACTCATCAACTGAAATATCTACTGCCATAACCAAGGCAGGAATAAGTAATAATAATATTCCGTAAAATATTAAAAGTTTTATTTTTTTAAACATATTTTTTTAACCTTAATATGGTTGAAAATCGAGTCCTAAACGTTTTGAAACTTCTTTTATATATTCTTCAAAACCTACTAAATGATTTTCATTCTTTACAATAAAGGCTGTTTTTGTCAATACTTTGTTTAACTTTTTTTCAGCTTCTTCATTCTTTTTTTGCAATAACAAATTTTCCTCTTTATTCTTAAGAGATTCTTTCGTCAATAGCTCTATTGCGACATTTAACTTTTCTTTATTATCTTCCTTAATTTTATTACCTGATTCTAAATCTTTCCTATTATTCTCTAATGAAGTAATTTCTTTGTTTAATACTTCAATAGACTTCTCAATATTGTCATTATCACTTTTTGAGATAGTCTTTTCCTCCCTTAAAACGCTAATCTTTTCATTCAATATTTCTATTTCACTTTTTAATAAGCCTTTAGTCTTTTCTATTTTTTCTATGTGCTTGTTAAGACTATCTGTGGCTTGCTCTTTCTTTTTCTCAATTTTATCATCTATAAACTTAGCTTGTTTATCACAACTATCTTGTTTACTTTTGTAGCTTTTGTCTAACTCAAGAATTTGCCAATTTGACTCGCTAATTTTATTAGACAAGTCTTCACTCTTAGCATTTAAAGAATCAATTTCTTTTTGTTTACTTTTAGTATCGGTTGATAATTTAGCTAACGATTCTTTCATTTTAGCTTCACCCTTACTGCCGTTTTTAATAAACATTTTTCTTTCAGCTATTAAATCCTTTAAATCTTTAGCTTTGTTTTCAAGTTGTGTTTTTTGTTTTTTAAGATTGTCCATATTATATAAAATTAATTATTAACTTTATGATATTTTTCCAACTTGCAAAGTGACAGAAATTTCGCCAGCAACCCAAGTTGATATAATTGCACAAATCCATCTAACATTATTTGCTTCTATATTAAACCCACTATGTAAATCAGCTCCACCAAGCAATGCTCCAATTCCTGTGCTTCCAGCATATCTTGTAGCACCGTCTAAAGCAACCACATCTGCATAAAAATAAGAATTATCAACTGCTGCGGCTGCTGAAAAATCTGGGCATTCTTCTTGGTAAGAAGCTAAAAACTTTAAATCCATTTGAGCATCGCCATCTCCGTCGGTATCGACCATAACTTCGTAATTATCATAGTATTTAACATTCATTGGTTTGCCAATATCGTGCATTGTAAATGTATGCGTTCCTGTGCCTGTATCAGTAACATCAACGTGAACGCCTGTGCTTTTGACCTTTAATTTGAAGGTGTCTGTTGTAGCTTGCTCAACTAAATAAATAGTTAATACCGCAAGTCCAGCAGGTAAAGTGTCTGTTGTTGTTAAAACAAGCTCATCTCCGTCTTTTAGGCCGTGAGCAGCAGAAGAAAGAATATCGGTAACTGCAGCAGTAAATGCGGCGGTCTTTATACCGATGTCATCAAATATCTTTTTTAATGGTGCTATGTTTCTCATAAATTTGAACCAATATAATGGTTATTAATAATTAGCTATAATTAATTTTTTCTCTACCTATTTTATATTCTACATTTGGGAGTTGCTCCATATAATATTTTTGAAGCATACTTTTTAATGAATTTGGATCGCCCTCTCCTCCTCCAAATATTTTAGAATACATTTTATTATAAATATCTTTATCCTTAGTCCAATCCATAACCGGACCATATACCAATAACCAGTGAAATTGCTCTGCAAATCCAGCCTCTGCTGTAGTATCACCTATAACAAAATTGTGTCCTGTACGAGAATAAGTAATCCTATATTTATCAATTTTAGCTGTGTCAACAGGAATATCAGTTATAAAACTTCTGCCTTGTAAAAAGTATTTAGACGGAGTGCTACTATCTTGACCATATAAATCTTCAATTCTATCTTTCTGCAAGTAATATTCAGCGTCAGACCAATCTTCCGTAGTAGCATCTCTAAATTCAACTCTTCTTATTTTAGTTATATCACTGTCTAAGTCGTAAATTTGAGTATCATCTGTAAAATCAAACTCTTCTGGATTATCGCCAGTATTGTTTGTATCGTCAAAAACCCATTCATCATTGGATTCAGTAATCCACGATTCAACTATTGTAAGCCATTCATTTACTTTTCCTAAAAAGAAATCTAAATAATAATCAGGTGAAGCGTTATCTGATATAACGCCCAGCCCTAATTTGCTAGTTCTCTCGATGCTTTGAATTATACCGCTTCTTGGCGAAGCTACCTCTGAAAAAACCATATAATATTAGTTAATTTTATCTTATAATCTTATTTTCTAATGGTCTCTGCTCAAGTAATCTTAAACGCTCTGCTTGTGCAGGGTTTCTAAAAGCTTTAATTCGTAATCTCAAAGTTACGGTAGTGTCATCTTTTTTAGTTTTAATTTCATTAGTTTTACAATACTTTTCCATTTCCTCTAAGGTCATTTGTGATGGATATAATTTATCTAAATCTCGTGGTTTTAGGGAGTTAGCTTTTGCTCTAACTAACAATTCTCTTTTTAAATAAGCTTTATCTTCATCAGTTTTTCTTTTTTTCTTTTGAATTTCTTTAATTTTTTTATCTCTCTTATCAGCTTCGACATCTGCTTCTTCTTTTTGTTCTTTAAGTAATTCAGCTTTAGCATCTTCTTTAGCTTTTAATTTAGCTTCTTCTTTTTTAGCTTCATCTTTAGCTTTTAATTCTTCTTTAACATCTAGTTTTTTTTCATCAGACATAAATTTGTTTATTATTATTAATTAATCGCAAAGTTTACATTCCTCACATTTTTCACAATTAGCTTGTGCTTTTTCTACTTCTATTTTTAGTGCTTCTCTAGCACAGGATACATCTACAAGATATTTTGTTGTTGAAGCAATATCAAGTGAAACAACTTGGCAATTATCAGTTAAATCATAGACCTTTTTAATACCGCTTAAATATGCGACTTGAAATTCTTTTAGCTTAGTTTCCTCCTTTTGCTTTAATTGTTCTTCTTGAATAGCAATAGCTTTTTCTTCTTGCTTATTTTTTACAAACAATGTGCCATATATCATAAGAGATAAAAGCAATACAGCACCTCCGATAATTAAACCATTTTTAAATTTTCCCATAAATTATTACTTATTAATTAAATACACTTTATTGCCGTCATATTGAAATAACGGCAATGACTATATCTAATCTATTGGTCTAAATATGTACAAGACAGAGGCATAATAGTAGTAGCATCTGTCATAATTCCTGTAACAACAATATGGTCACCATTAGCGGCAGTAGTTTGAAAATCTTGACATTTAGTTTCGTCAAAAGTATCTCCAATATATTGCGTTCCTGCAGCAAAAGTCCAAGCTTTATCTCCACCATAAATAAGGTCAAGAACAACTATTTCTCCAGCTGTTCCACCAGATAAAGTAACAGCACAAGCAGCATCTGCAGCTTGGTCAGCCACTACAACTGTTTTAGCATCTGTTGCTAAAGCAATAGTAACATCATTAGCAGCACAATCAGTAGGAGTAGCCTCTACTCCACCAACTAATCTCCCGTCTGTCATTACAACATCAATAGCTGAGGTAAAAGCTCCGGTTACACCAACAGCACCTGTTAAAGTAGATGCTCCAGTTACAGCCAAAGTGCTTGAAATAGCAAGTGTTCCTGTAATATCGACATCGCCTCCACTAGGAACGATTGTTAAATCATCTCCAGTATCAACATCAAATGTAACTTGACCGGCTGTATCATAAGCTAAAGCTAATTGGGCTGAGGTATCTACAACGCTTAATCTGTAGAATGGTGTAGATGAACCGATACCAACATTATCTCCACTATTTATTACATATAGAGAGCCACCAGCGGTTAAATTTCCACTAGCAGTTAAGTTAGCACCTGAAATATTACCAGTAGTAAGCCAATTGCCATCACCAGTAATTGCGGCAACAGTTGCGGCACCATCAACATTTAATGTGCTATCAAAGTCTACTGCGGCGGTTGAGTTTAAAGTACCGTCAACTACGATTGACAAATCATCAGCAATAGAAATAGCAGGAGTTGTACCTATTGTAGAACCAGCACCAATTAACAAATCATCATCAGTGTCATATACTCCGATATAAAAATCTTGTACACCGTTATATACTAACGCAGCATCTTCTGCTCCACCATCGCCAATAGTGAGGGTAGGAGTAGTTCCTACGATTAAAGGGTCTGCATTAAATGTAGCAACACCAGTCTGGGCTAAAGTTGTTGAATTTTCTACAGCACCAGTCACTGTAAGCGTTCCTGTTACTCCGGTATTACCAGTTAATGTAGAAGCACCAGTTACCGCAAGTGTGCCTCCGACAATAGCATTTCCAGAAGCTGTTAAAGCATCCATAATAGTTGCTCCAACTACTTCTAAGACTGCATCGCCAGATGTAGCAGTAGAACCAAGAACTAGCGTGTATTGAGCTCCTGCGGCGTTAGTCGCTGGGTACATAAGAAGATTTGCACTATTAGCAAGCCATCCTTCGTCACCAGGGGTAGCACCTGAACAAGCACCCCAACTTCCGCCAGAGTTCTTGCATTCCATTGTACCAGAATTTACTCTGATACCACTTCCTTTATCAGTGTCAAAATAGATAACACCAGAATCGTTATTTAACCAAATCTCGTCTCGAGTAGACCATCCAAGCGTTTCTTCCTCTGCCGGAGTGTCAACCGTTTCAAAATCACCGAGAATAACATTCGCAATCTTTTCTGCTACTCTATCCATAATATCATCTGACAATGTGGACGCATTTGCGTTAAGTCCAACATATCCTGCAAATATCATTATTAACATTATAATAATTAACTTGTAGGATGAAAATTTAATTTTATTCATACTTTTATAAATTAAGTTAATTATTTCTACGTTGTGCCCGAACTTCCATATTGCTCATGAGGAATATTTTTAACGCCCCTTTTCCAAAAGGCAGTAACACTTGAACTAATCGCTTCGTTATCTTGTTTAATTGGATCATTCATTCCTGGAGTTTTATTAATTCCTAAAATCATTGAATTAGTAAACTTACTATCTCTTCCGCTCCAATAAGCTTTATTAGCAGTTGTGATATAAGGGGTTTCAACAACAGTCTTAGCTCCTTTGTAGATATTAATATCAGCTACTGCGATCGGGCTAATGTTATAAGCGAATAATCTTTTTGCCATTCTAGCGGCATCAGAACCTTTTTTAACAGTGATAATGTCGTAATCATGTCCGAACGGTCTATCAGTATCAGTTGGGTCATAGAAATCTCCACCAAATTCTTCCATATCATCAATAGCATCTGCATCCATTGCAGCAGTAGCGGAGTTATTAAATGTTCCACCTGTTGACCAAGTATGTGTTCCCCAAAGTTCTACACTATCAGGAGCTAAAGTTAAGGCTGAACTATTATGTCCGTTATTAAACATATAAAATGCGGAAACAAGCATTTTATTCTGTAATGCCATTAAAATTTGCTTTGTTTGTTCTTTCAAAAAACCTTTTACTTTAGTTGTTCCGTCATTAGCATTTACTAAACGAGTTCGTTCGTCAATTACTAATCTTCCACCAAATCTGTCTGGCTCAAATGAAACTTTATAGCCATCTTCAAGAGCTAATGATGGTGGTGTTTCTTCGTCACCTAATTCCTCAATTCCAGTAATACCCTCAAGAGAAGTGAAAATCTCTTCTGCTTCAGTAGTATTATAGAAATCAATTACTCTATTTTCTTTAAGTGCTTCAATAGAATCACTCATCGCATTATGGATAACTTCTTTGATACCCTTAAATGCTTGATTTACATAATCAGTACTATTCATATTTTTGTTTATTAGTTTCTAAAATTATTTATGCTGGAGTTCCAACCATACCATCGAGAGGTCTATTAATAACACACTTAATATCATCAGCAGAACCGACTACTCCTGCGTCTTGGCTAGGGTCAATTAGCAACACCCTGTATGAAGTTCCCCCAGTAACATCAATCTCTTGTTTTGTTCCATCCATAGCAATATCAACTTCTGTTCCTTTATAAGTTACTGCAAAAACTGCATCACCATCCATTACTAATGGAATTCTCCCTACTGAAACTTCAATAACTACATCACCAGATGCAGATGCTTTCATAGCACGAGCAATCTTTGGAGTAGTTGCACCGGCTTTAACAATTAATCCAGCGGTCATTCCTACTAAATCACCGACTTCGATAACTGTTCCGGTAGCGATAGTACAAAGCATTGTCCGAACTTTTCCTATTACTTTTGTGTCCATATAAGTTTTTAATTATTTATTAATCTTTCTTTTGCCCTGCTAATCCTGCAGGCAAATCTTTTGAAAACTCTTCTACCACTTCGGCTTGAATAGTCCCTTTTGCGGCTTCTGAGCCACCATGAGAAGCTCCTAATGTTGAACCTCTACGTTTAATAACAGCGTCATTCTCCTTTTTAAAAGTAGTGTATAAATTATCAGACAAAGCTTTCTCCCAAGATTTTTTAGTTTGTCCCATTACTTTTTCAAGGTGTCTGACTTCTGTTCTACTCATACCTTTTGCAAATAAATAAGATTTATCATCTGCACTTATTTTTGCATCTTCTTTTGCCTCTTCTTTTGCCTCTTTGGCTTTTGTTACCTTTTTGGCTTGAGTTTTATAATGTTCTTTTCCTTTCTTCATGTCACTTAATTCATCTTTATACTTTTGTTTGGATTGTGTTGCTGAATACCTGTCTTTTTTGAGCTTTAACACTTTGTCAATTTGCTCTTTGTTGTCTTCTTCATTCCATCCAAAATCTTCGATGATTTCTTCTCTTAATTGTTCTTCTGTTTTTAAACTCATATAATTGTTTGGCTTTTGCCTATTCCCAGCGTTTAGCAATTTGCTTTTGTTAATGCCTTTTTTGGCTTAAATAAAAATCCCCACACGATTAAGTGCGAGGACTTAGCAAGTAAGCAATAGGACTGGGAAATTCTATTGCTTAAGTGCTAAATTCTAACACTTAAACGACTTCCCAGTCCTATATAATGTTAATTAACTATTGTCAAAATATCATCAACGTGGACTATAAAATATTTCTCTGTTTCTTCTTCTCCTAATTTTCCGCCTTTCTTGTCTTTAATTATTACAGAAAAGCTTTTGCCTAATTTATCTTCCATTATCTTAGTTAGCTTGTCAATTTGTCTTAGCTTGCAATGAGGAATTAATAATACAATATCGCCTTTATTAAGTTTTTCTTTAAGATTATCTGCAACTGCGTAAACAATATTTTTGCTATCAGCCCATGTTCTGTGTTGCTGGTATGTATCAAGTTTTGGTAATGCTATTTTACTTGTCTTTTCTTCTCCTTTAGAATTAACGACAATATAATCGTCCATTAATTTAAAGATGTTTGTTTGATTTCCCATTTGTTTATTTATTATGAATAATCTACTTTTTCCCAACTGTGTATTTCTGTGATTGTTTCTACATCACTAAATATCTGTCTAAACATATCCTTTGCCTTTTTATATGCTAAACATTCAATTTTGTATTCGTCCGCACAGAGCTTTGTGTCAACATTTTCAAGATTGGTGTCCTTTAACACTACTTTTGCTAATTCGTTCACTATACCCCACCCAGGCTCCGATTTTAATGCAATCAGAGCCTTTATCTGTTCTTCACTAAATTTGTTTTTTGTAAGATTTTTCATTTATTCTGAATCTACTAACGACATTAACTTATCTTGTTGTTTAACTGGCTGTCCTTGCCCTCCTCCTTGCTGTCCTTGCTGTAATTGTTGAACTACATCGGCGTTGAGATGAAATGGAGTAATGCCATTCTTTTCTACATATTCTCTGAATGCTGGTATTTGATTAACTGCAGGATTTGCCATTATCATTTGTATTACATTCCAATAAACATCATTCCTTTGTTCTAAGTTGGTTGTTTCTCCCTGTATTGGTATAGTTAATCCGAACTCAAAATCATAATAATTCTTAGGTAATTTTAGTTTTCTACCATCTCGCTCTATTTTCTCTCTTAATTTGATTACAAATGTTTGCTTATCTTCGGCTGTTGGGTTATTTCCTTTTATTAATTCATTGCCTACATATTCATTCAGCTTAGTAATTATAGCTAATGTGTCATAGATTTGTAAGTCAACATCAAACCCTGCTATTTCAAGAGTCTTTTCTTTATTCCATCCTTTCATTTCTTGCGGTAATATTCTTTTAACTAGTATATCTGATAATACAAAGGCTACTCTATCTCTTGGCTTTTTAAAGGCTGAGCTTGCTTGATTTGTTAGCGCGGCTTGACCTCTAAAAGTTTTAGCCCCAGTGCTTTCGCCTGTTAATACATCAGGAGTTAAACATAGGCTATCAGCTTTTTGCTCATACATCATCAACTTATTAAGAAATTCACCATAAGCGGTATTAGTGATGCCCATTTGTTCTAAATCAGCATCAGTAATAAGTCCGGACTTTGCCTCTTGCAAGATGCTTGAACCTACTAGCTTTTTATTTTTGGTCTTTAAAATTATTAATGATGATATTTGCTGTGCTTCTCTATCATAGTTTACTGATTCATTTGTTACTCTTTGCAGATCAAACAGTCTTTCATATATCCCGATTCTTAACCATCTGTCCTCGTATTTACTAATATGTAAATCTCTATATAAATCATTTTCTTCTTTGATTTCTTCAGCAGATACTATAACCTCATCATTCCCTATTCCTGTATGAATAGTGTGCATAAACTTCCACTCATTCTTTTCTGGACTGCTAATATATTTTCCTTTAACTATATCTCCTTTTTCATAATATGAAACATTGAAATATCCAATTCTTTCCCAAAACTTCTTCTTGGGATTAGCCTGCTTAGTTGTATCTCTTTTCTCTGTTTCAATATCATCAGCATCCTCTGCTTTCTTCCAAGCTTTATCAGCTTTTTTCTTCCACGAAACCTTATTAGTATTGTCCCAGCCTTTCTTATCACTTAGTTCGTGTTCTGATAATTCGTGTAGTTCTATTTTAGTCTGTCCTTTAAAGCTTTTAATAGTCGGGTCAAACCATAATTTCATTAAATCCATTTCTTCCATATCATAACCACCCTCTTTACGCTCTACTAATTTTAAGGCACAAGAGCCAAAGTCTGCTAGGGCATCGCTGAAATCATCTAAATCAAGAGCAAATCTTGTATCTCTAGCCCATTTTCTAAACCTTATGTTAGTAGCCCAAGCCTGTGTAGCATTATAATCACCATAGCCCTCAACTTGAAAATATTTTGTGTCTAAGTCAAGCTTTTTAGCAAAATGTGGGGCTCTTTGTAGTCCTAACGCCCAAAATATGGCATCTTCATCACTACAACTCATAAACTTTAACCGTTTATGCAGGTTTATCTTTTTTAGGGTTTTTCTATGATCAAAGGTAGAACCACTAGATAATGTTATTTCTCCCTCAAAGGATTTTTTTTCTGCTTCGGTTTGTGTTGAGAGTCTCATTTTTTTATTGTCCCAGTGTTATTTATTATCCATAGTTTGCTTTGTTTTGCTTTGATAAACCTCCATCTCCTGAATGATAAACCACTTGTGTCCTCATCTGCCAAGCAATTGCTATAGCTATGATTAAATCCCAATGTCTAGTTACATCTTCATCAAATCTTATTACATTCAAGTCATTCTCGTCATAAGTCTTTGCTTCTCTGTTAATTCGTCTGCTTGGAACTATAAACTCATCTTCATTGTATGCTGTCTTTAATTCTAGCATCATTTTAGGCTTTGTGGATCCAGTGGTTCGCCATCCAAATTCTGTAGTTTCTCTTATTTCTTCTCTGCCCTCTATTCTATGCTTGTAAATGTTGCTATATATTTCTCCTAACTTAACATTTGTAGCATATCCTCTATCATTATTTTCAACTGCGGCTAAACAATTACCGTATCTTGTGCCTCCATTCTTAACTTCATAAGCGAATACTGTTGCATCTATCTCATTATTAGCGTATTCTGCCACTGCTTTTGGCTTCTGTGGCGTAAAATCCATAATAACGATAGTTGAGCTATCTTTACCCACTCCGTGTCCTACATCGCCACCTAGAGCGTAAGTATGTCCGGGCTTATAATCTTCATAATATATCCAGTTACCAACCTTTTCGCCCTCTTTCTCGTATTGCTTTTGTCTATCAACTGCCTCTTTTTCAAATAGTTTATTACCACTTGTAGCAAAAGCGTCTTCCCAGGTAAAAGGATATTCTTGAAATAGCTTATGGAATTTCCTATTAAGTGATTGCCACATTGTATAATAATATGTGATTTCCTTTTTAGATAATTTGTTTTTTTCTTTATACTCTTTAAAACTTCCTTTAAACTCTGAATAGTATTTTGTATAATCTTCTGAACTTAAAAATATTTCTATTTCTTTATCTGTTATTTTGTTTATTTCCTCATCATCCCAAGTCCAGTTATAAAAATGTGCTTTGTATTCTCGTGGGAAATTTGGTTCTCCTCGGTCTATTGCTTCAACAAACATATCATAAAATTCTCCTTCTTCTCCTTCTCCAGTACTTTCGATATCTACTCTACCCTCTGGAGGAACAGTTGGAATTGTACCTGTAATAACTTCTGATGCCCTTTGCGGATATGTTTTGCATAGCTTAGCAAACTCTGATATATGTATTCTTGAATAAGTTCCGGAACGACCTGATGAACTAACTGATATTGAGCTATTTTCATTCTGTGGAAAGTTAAATTTTAGTTTGTTTGATCTATCTGATTCAACAGTCCATAACTTATCTTTTAATTCTTGTCTGATACTTCTCCAACTAAATTGTATTATCTTATCAAATATCTCTTCTGCCTTTTCTTTTTTATGGGCTATTAATAAACCTTCGAAGTTTGAATTAAATAATATGTCATCAAGCATATCAACACATTCAAAGGTTGTGAACCCCAGTCGTCTTGATTTTAATATTATATTACGTTTAGCTTTATGTTTGTCAAAATGTCTTTGTGCTCTATTCTTTTTAAATTTTATCTTCTTTTTATTTCTATCAATTATTTTATAAAGCTGACTTATCCTCCATTGTTTATCAGTTATCTTCTTCATTTTCATTTTCTATTTCTTCAAGAAGTGAATTAAAATTTTTAACAGTTATTTCTCTTTTCTCTGTTTTATTCATTCCTTTTAATTTATAATAACCATCAACAGCTTTCATTTTAGTTTTTAAATCTACGTGTTGATTTAATAAAAATAAATGTTGCTTAGTCACATTCTCATCAATAAATCCTCCCTTTTCTAATAAACTATTGATTCTATCTATGATTTTAACTTTAGTTAACAGCCGGGAAGCCGCTGCTGCTGCTGTTTTATACCAATTAGGTTTACTTGTATCTGGATTATAGACTTCAATATAACTGTGTCTTCCGTTACCAAACATTTCTCTGTCTGCATCTACATAAAGTTTGCAAAAAGCTTCTTGCTTTAAATTCAAACCATGTTTGTTAAATGTTAATTCTTTTTGTTTTTCAGTCTTCTCCATATTATCCTTTAACCCAAATTATTAATTGAATTGCTATTAATCCTAAAAGTATTAGTATTGTTAAAAGTATCCCTAGTAGTATTTTCATTTAATACAAAGTTTAGTAGCTTTCTTAAAATCCTCTAAGCTCTTGTAGGTTTTGCCGAAACTATATCGATTTTCTTTCTTAAAGGTTAGTTTAGTTTTCTCTGTTGTTGTCTTCATTTAGTTGTTTTAAATATAACCCGACCTTATACCGCTATATACGGTACATTCTTTAGTGGTAGGGTGCAAACCTGTATTTAAGAATAGGATTAAAAAAATACTTGTATAACATCCTACCGCTAGAGAATGCAACATAATATGTTGATAAAGCAGGTCGGGTTCTTCCACCACTATTAATAAACTTTCATTAAATTTACTAATAGCGGGTGATGAAAAATACTTTACTTTTAAGCCTCTTGTGTTTTATATCGCAAGCAAGCTTAACACGACAATCCTATTCTATTGTAAAACGCAAAAATCCCAATCTTACTAAGATTAGGCTTTATTTCTCCTTTTTCAAGTTTATTGTACTCATGGGCTATATATAAACTATTAAATTGTTAAAGGGATTTGTTGTTGTGCATTTAAGCAAAATATCCCTTTTCCTTACTATATGATTCAGTAAAGCGTTTTCAGGCTTAGATTGGATGGGATATAGTGGTCGAAAACTATATTCTAAGCCTATACCTATTTAGTATCCCCATACTATTTATCTTAAGAATAGCATACATTAAGATAAAAGTCAAGCTTTTTCTATTTTAAATGAAATATACTCATCACCTTTCTTAACTATCTTCTTTTCCATTATTATTTTATAAATTCTGTTATCGTCAAACGAATATTTTTTTTGACAAATATCCCAAAAAGTTTTATTAATATTATCAAGATCCGCTCGTTTATTCGAGAACCCAATCTCTAGCGTAACTTTTAAATTTCCTTGCGGTATATTCTTATTCGGGAGTAAATACCATAATTCTTGTTCATAGTCCCGATAGTCTTGTGTCTTAAATCTTCTCCCGGTATAAGCCTTATTTACACTTAAAGCCTTTATTTTTATTTTTATCATATTAACAATAGTTAGGCTCAATACCCGAGATATGCTTTAATACCTCTTCATATTTTAAATACTTAACTATTTTATTACCTTGACTTGTTAAATCCTTTAACCACTCTCCCCCTTTGATGTTTATAATATAAGCTTCAAATTCTCTTCCTCTTTCATCAGAGCTATGAATAATATTATGTTGCTCTGCCCCCAAAGGTACACCGTTGGGAATATACCAACGCAAACTAAATCCTTGAGATTTATGTTTAAAATGATGTACTAATGTCGCCTCACCGCTTATTATAGAATTATTATCATACTTGCTTAAAATAACTACTTGATATAACTCATCTAATTTTTTAATCTCTTCCTTTGTCATCTTTTTTTATATTTTCTAGCCGGAAGTTTAGTCCCAAACTTTTTAGCATGAGTAGCTTTCCTTTGTGCTTCACTTTTACGAGGTCTTTTTGTTGGTGTTGTCATAATATTTATGTTTAATAATTAATAATCTTGTCTTATAGTCCGAACACAACGCACATAATCCGTACATAATATACCTCCACCGTTTTCTAATAACACTCTTGATTGATTAGATGCTAAGAACTTCTTACTGCATTTTTTGCATTTTAATTGGGTTTTTACCATACTCATCTGGATAGACACCAAAATCACTTTTGTATTCTTCTCTTAACTTTGCTCCACATTCCTTGGGGTTAGGGGTGTCAGCATCTACTATGTTTAATTGTTTATAATAATCTTCTGGAAGCATAATCATACTTTCTATTTCTCTCTTAGGTTTTTTAGTCTTTAACTTTCCGAGCCAATACATTACTGTAGTATGGTTTAGCCCTAGTCTTTCTCCTACATAAGCGTAGCTATGAAATTTCTCATACAAAGGTTTAATCATTTTAAGTTTTATTATACTAGTCTTTGGTTTTTTCATTTTTAAAAGTTAATAGTTTCCCTATAATAATCTTCTGTAGATTTTATTTTTTATTTCTTGTTTCTAAAATAAACTGCAATTTTTCAACAAAAGCTTCTCTTTCTTTTATTCCAC